GGAAACTTGGGCAGCGTAGGCTTCCATGTAAAGATCAGCATCAGTAACTGCGGCAAATAAAGACACGTAATCTCCGGCATTTAAACTAACATAAAAGTTAGCCGCCGCAATTAGGTAGCCGTCCACACCGCCGTGCGATGAAGGGACATCAAACTTACTGGCTGTCCCCGGTACATCCACCCCGTTAACCCCAAGCCAGACAAACCCGGTGTGAATCTGGGTATCTGTATTAGCCCACTGAATACTAAATTGGTAATTGTACAAACCCGCCATATTAACGGTAATGCCGTTTGTTCCGTCGTTTTCGCAGTAGTTTATGTAATCATTAGTATCAAATGTTATCTGCGTTGCGGTATTTGCAGTAAATGTTTTGTCGGTTGTCCGTTGGATAGCTGCATAAGGAAACGCCAAATACCCGCCGCCCGGTCTAAAATTTGTGCCTGTACTAAGATCACCTAGTAAGTTATTTACGGTGTTATTAATTCCGTTAAAGTACAAACGCAATACGTTAGAAAACGCGGTCTGTTGCTGAACATCATACCGCTCTGGGGCCAGTGGCAAACTTGGCGCGGTAAGGCGACCTAATGGCTGGTTGCTCACGAATTACCTCTTCTGCCATCTTGTTTGATGTCGATACGGGGAGCACCCAACTGCCACTGACTACCTAGCTGTTCGTTATCTACTTTAAACACCATTTGTCGCCCACGAACCCTAACAAATACTTGGCCCGTAAACTTTTCTACCGGTACGGTTGTAGTGCGCTGAACAGCAGCATAGCTGACACCACCCTCGGATTGTGGGTCGTTATACCCAGAACCAGAATTAGCCAGTGGGATCAACGTCATAGTAACTTGTGGCGTTTCCGCAGAAGACCCCCGGAAAGTAATGTCAGGCAGGATACGATAAACAAAACCAAACTGATGTCCGTCTTCTAAGTCAAATTCAGAAGAAGCTATAGACGTAGCCATTGGCTGGGGTTCACCATCCACATTGTCGTCAGTCCCATATTCATGGAAAAGAATTCGCCCGCCGTATGTAGTTGTATTTCCAACAGTAACGCTATCTATGTAGCTAACAGCACTAGGGTTAGAGCGTAGCCCAGAATCCAGCCACGCTGTACGTTCCATGGTGCCATAGTACCAAATGTCTTCTGAATAGTTGTAAACGACATATTTATCTATAACAGAACTATTACTGGAACAATAAAACCACCATACCTCGTTAAAACCTTCATTAGACCCACTAAAAAATTGCTCTTGCTGGGTTAGGTTAATGTTTGAATAAATGTACTGACGCAAGTCACAGCGTAGCGTTTGAACTCTACCATCATATACATAAAATTTATCTACCCCCATCCAGAACACTCTGCCAGACGCCATAACAGCGGCATTCTGGCTAACGATGGATATGTTGTCACCAAGTAGCTGCGCCCCCCAAACAACAGGAGGACCTTGGTATTGCAAGGAATAAACACTGGAGTCGGTAATAACGACGATCTCCTGACGAGTTTGAACAATGCTAACTATATTTGATCCGTGCGATAACCTTATACTGCCTGCCTGATTTGTAGCTGTAGGTGTCCAGTCAGTAACAGATTCTTGGTCTGACCAACGAATAAGCATGGCATCTAGGCTTACAGACCCGTAGTCATTGCAACCAAAACATAATACAAAACGGCTAATGTCTGACACAAAAACTATATTCTGTACTGTTGGTACGTCCGTTGCGCCCGCTAAGCTGGATACAAGAACAGCGCGAGTAGTTAACCCCGGAGTGGCATCCCAGTAATACAACGGACCACCTTTGGGTCCAAAGACTAAATCCTCTCCAAAATTCTGTTGGCTCCACAGTCTAAGCGTAGTGTCAGACGGCTCCCCAACACCAAAATCTCCTTCACCCCATGCTCCAGCGCCCCATCCAGTTATTGGGATTTCAAAAGGTGCGCCGGTATTTATTTGATATTCCGCTTGTACAGATGCGCCGCCACCTGATCCGGCAGTTACTGAAGAGGTGTATGTAAACCTAAATCCGTTTGTTATTACTTCAGTAATTTGAAACTCGCCGCTAATTGTTACGCCGTTAAAAGCGGTTGCCCCACTAAAAGTCACAAAATCGCCCGGCAGCGCATCATTTCCCGGCGCATTTACGGTAATTGTAGATGTGCCGTTTGCTGTAAAGGGGTCTGTTGGAAGTGTATCTGTTTGGCGTATGGGGGTAATGTCGTAGTAAGCACCGCCATACTCAATATAAAACTTTAAGTTAGTGCCCACACCCATCAAATTTTGGCCGGACAATGTAATCCAATTCCACAAAGACCGGCAGACACCTAGAAATTTATTTGTGGAAAGTGGCCCCCAACCACCAATTTTCTCTGGCGTACCTTGACGAAAACGGACTTTTTCAGACTCGTACCAGCCACCTACCACGTTGGTTCCGGCATTTACAGAACCAAGGGATTCTGACGCATAGCGTGTGTTTTCTCTGTTAACGCCGGGTCTAAATAGAATTTTCTTGAGCGGCATAACTAATCCTATGACAAAAACACAGCCCGCTCGTCAATTCGGCGGTTCTGTAAGCCTTTGAGAATTTTACCCCCAGCCATACAGTATTTCAATAACTCTTCGGCTGCGCCTTCTTTGTCGCCCCGGTTGAGCTTTTGCCGGAGCGTACTGCGCTGGAGCGTCCCAAGCCCGACGTTAAAACTAAAAGACACAAGAGCATCAAACATCCCTTGGCTAAGCTGGGCAGTGATAAGTTTGTCAACACCTGATTCAAAGCGAGATAAGTCTGCGCGTAGTATTCCATCTACTTCTTCCGGCGAAAAAACCCGATTATCTTCCGGGCGTAGTTGATAACTGTCTCTTTGATCGATTGGCATTTTGCCTTGATCTGGGTAAAGAACATGACCGACTCCTATCGTCCATAACTTGGCTGGACAGCGGTAAGGCTTGTTCCTCACACCCTCATGGTGACGGATCATCTTAATTGCCTTGTCGCTGACCTTCATACACTTACATCCACCCGCCCGGTTGTCAGGTTGGCATCATGCTCCTGCGCTTTACACTTGGCTTCTGTCGCCTTGATCTGTTTTGCTTCCTCATCCACCAGAGCCTGCATCCGCTTCAGGTTCTCCGCATGGCGCAGATATGCCTGTTCACTCACCCGGTGAGCGTGGATCAGGTTGCTGGCATCTACCTTCATTTGCCAAACGCCCTACCACCAAAATGAAAAGCGATGATGCTGGCAAACAGGGCTTGGGTTTCGTTGTCCCACAGGTGTTCTGCCATCTGCTCAAAAGATATGTCGTAGCGGAAGCCGTGAATAATCAGGGCAAGGTCAATCCCTACCAAAAGAAAGAAGAATCCGTAGGTAATGACCGGACGCACACTTGCCCGGAGGTTCTTCATCCATTGGCTTGTTCCCTCATTCAGGGATGTATCATGTGCATATACCGCCTGCATCTCGGCGGTCTGGGCTGCAATCAATGACTGCTTCTCTGCGGATTTTGTCTCGATCTCAAGCTGCTGAGTATGTATGTTCTCAACTCGCTCCTGCGCCTCAAACCCCAGCTTTCGCAACTCCATCTCCCGCTGAACCTGAAGTTGGGCAAGTTCCATCTCATGTCTTTTGTCTGACCGATCTTGGAAAAAATCAAGTAGCTTTGGCAAGCCGCCCATTAGAAACGATATTAAAGTGGAGAGAAGTGTCAGCATTATTTGACTCCAGTTAAATAGTTGGCAATCGGTCTAGCCATTTCCTCTGGCAGTTTGGGTAGCAAATCCAGCAACCAGATAAGGGCGCACCCATAGCAGAACAGCTTGAACCACTTGGCAAAGCCGTCTGTAATCTCTTTGCAAAGCCATTTGCTCATCGCCCCGTAAATCGGTAAATGATTGAATCAACCACACCAATGATGATGAGCAAGGTTGCCATCACAACCACACCAAAGGCAATAATGATCTTATTCATCTTCCACACACCGCAGCAGAGCAAAAGGTAATCGCCTCATACGCCGCCCATGCCAAGAAGATGCCAGCCACAATCGCTATGCCAACGCCAAGGATGAT